GTCCGTCTTGGTCGCCAGATCCAGCCCAGCGAAGCAGCGCCGCCCGCGCAGGGCATCCGGATCGAAGGTACCGGTCGAATTGGCGTCCCAGATGGGACCGGAGATCAACTGCGTGGCCGAGGCGGTTCGCATGTTGAGGCGAAGCCGCTTGAATTCCATCAGTTTGGCCGGATTATGCTTCGCGGCCCGCGCCTGGCGGTGCATGTCGTCCGGTTTGACGCTGATGCCCCAGTTCGGGTTGGCTTTTATCCAGACTTTCGGATCATCCCAGCGGTCGCCGTCGTCCAGGGTGGCGATGTAAACGAACCACTCATCATCCACGAACGCTTGCTGGATGATGTTGCGCGCGTAGGTGTGTTCCTGCGCGTAGACGCTCTCTGGGCTGTCGTCACCCGCCGTGGTGATGATCCACATCAGTGGTTGCCGCCGCGATCCCATGGCGGTGTCCAGCACGTCCAGAACCGCCCGCGTGCGGTGCTTGTGCAACTCATCGATGACCATGGCGTGCGGATTGAGTCCGTCGAGGGTCTTGTCGTCAGCCGATAGCGGCTGGAAGCTGGACATGGTGCTGTCCACCGCGAGGCTCAGACGGTACACCGAGACGATCTTCTGCAAATCCTCCGAGTGCAGAACGGTTCGACGGGCTTCATCGAAGACGATGCGGGCCTGATCCTTCTTGGTCGCCGCGCTGAACACATCCGCGCCGGGTTCGCCGTCAGCCACGAGGCATTTCAGCGCCACGACCGATGCGATCAGCGATTTCCCGTTTTTGCGGGCTATTTCCTCGTAAACCACGCGAAACCGGCGCAGCCCGTCTTTCCGGAGCCAGCCGAACGCCGAGCCGTGGACGAATTGCTGCCACGGCTCCAGCACGACCCGCTGGCCCGCCCATTCGCCTTTGCTGTGGCGGCAATACGCGGCGAACTCGATGGCTTCCAGGGCGATGTCCGGTCGCCAGACATAACCAGTCTTTTTTACGCGCTCCAAATCGCGGAAATGCCGCTCACAGGCCTGTTTGACGAGGATTCCCGTGACGATTTTGCCGTTTACAACGTCCCAGGCGTAGGCGGAAACCGGATCAATCGACGGTTTTGGTCGTTTCACTTCATCAATCGTGCCCGTACGGCACAATCCTTGGCCTCAAGCAGCTTTCTGAGCGCCACTGTTCTTTCCGGATTGCGAGGCAAATCCTTGACGATGGCACCCGCCAGGGCGGCGAATTCCTTGCTCACGACCGCCAAATGGGGCGGCAAATGCTCATATTCGAAGAATTGCAACAGTGGTTCGGTCACCGTGTCGGTCGCCATGTCAGTTCACCGTTTTGGCCGTGTTTTGGAGGTAATTCTCGAGGCTGCGGCGGGGCGCGTCCTTGGGTTTGGCGTGGTTCTGGCTGGCGATGGACGCCGCCAGGGCGGGTGTTTTCGAGTTGTCGGCGAGGATGCGCGGCCTCGAAATCGGCGAAAAACCGAGTTCCTGGCCGTGTTTTCGGACCAGTTCGCCCTGTTTGTTGATGATTCCGAGTAATGGGTTCTGCGCGATCCCATTTGTCTTCGAAACCGTCAGGTCTTCCTTGCCCAGTTCCCAGACGGCGCGCCGATGCATGCACAGAGCGATGCAGTAAGCCTCAAGAATGCCCGCATCGAGGCGTTTTATGAGGTTCGGCGGCGAATTGCGGATGGCGAACTCCCAGATTTCCTTCTGTTCCTCATCGAAATGGTTCGGTGCCGACGTGGTCGGCTCCTCGCTCAACGGATGGTCGGGGATCGGTTCCGCCGCGTTCTCGGGATCAATCGAGCCGTGCAGCTTCTTCATTCCCGGCATCGCCTGTAACCGGCCTCTGAGCATGGTGTCTCCTTTGGGTTAGCGCCACGCATGACCCTTCTCGGCGTGCCGGATGGCGTCACAGGCGTCGCACAGCAATCGGAGGTTCCAGTCCACGTCCAGACCGCCTTCAGTGCGCGGGGTGATGTGATCGACCCGCCACGAATCGGGCTTGCCGCAGCGGGCACAAATGCCGCCGTCGCGATATTTGATCCGGTCGCGCATTTGTTTCCACGCGAAGCTTCCGTAGAAGGATTCGGTGGGCTTTTTACCGGCTGGTCGCCAGCCTGGAGGGCGGTGTTTCGGCGGCGCGAATGGCATATTGTGGGCCTCGCTGGGGCGCTGAGACACTATCCCTAGATCGTGACAATTTACTGGTCATTCGTGTGCGCTTTTGTCAAGCGCCGATTCGCCTGGATTCGGGTCGATTCTGATGTTTTTGGTCCGTTCCGGCCCTTTTTTTCGCTTTTCCCCGTTTTCAGGTGCCGCAGGATCGCTTCCCGCGCCGCGTCGCACTCGCGGGTCACCGCGATCCATTTCCCCATGCGCTCGCCGTTGCACAGAACCGGTCCCGGCGAAGCCGCGAGGCGGTGTAACAGGACGAAATGGAGCGCGAGATACTCCAGCATCTCGCGGTCAGTCACCGAAATCCACCATGAAATGCCCGCATTCGGGACAGCACCTTCCATGCGCGGACATGCCTTTCCACGCGGAATGGTCGCAGGGCGGTCCCGCGACCCGCCTCAGTTCGGCGCGATAGATCGCCTCTGGCATCTTGAGGCAGAAACAGGCCATGGAGATGTTGGCGATGCAGTCGCCGGTTCGACTAAGGACGCAGCGAAGGTCGCTCATTTTCTTTCGCACCGCAGATGTCGCAGGTTTCGCCAGGCTTCAGGTGGCATTCGCCGCAAGGGGGTTTGCCGTCCTGCCTTCTGGGTTGGGGAAATGGCTCGTTCATGTCTCGGTCCTTTCTCATCCCGGTGTCCCCGGTTTCTTTGGCAGCGAGGTAGGTCGCCGCGGTGTAGCCCTGTTCGCCCAGGAAACAGCACCGCGTCGCCAGACCGTAGTCGATCAGGTCGTCTCGGGCGCGTTTCGAGGGGACGTTGCCGTCCCAGACCGGCCCCTGAAATAGCAGTTGCCGCAACACCTCGCGCTGACCGCTGTCGAGCGCGTCCCAGACCAACCCACCGTAGGTGAAGTAACCATCGTCGGTCAGCATCTTCGCGAGCGCGTCGAAGATCTGGTTAACGTCGCTCACGCGTTCGTCCACCAGCCACTTTTGGCCATGCCGATGACGATGACGACCAGGCTCACCAGCACGAAGACCAGCTTGAGGACCGGATCGACCAACAACGGGCCGCGTATGACGACGATGAACAGATCGACCGTCCAGCACGCGAGATAAGCGAAGATGAACCAGACGATGGCGCGTTCCTGCACGGCGACCTCCTCAGAGCGGCGGGAACGGCTCCGGATTCCACATGCCGGGGTTCTGCTGCCGCCAGGATTCCATCGCGGATTGCAGGGTGACTGATACGAAGTTGCCGCGCACCTTGCGGGTGGCTCCGTTGTTCGATGCCATCCAGGTGAAGAAGTTCATTCCGCCGCCGCGCCACATGTCGGGCACGTAGACCCCATCGACGTGGATGTGCGCCCACTGGGGCGACAGGATCGCGCCGGTATCGGGGGCTTTGGGCGGCAGCGAACCGGCGATCACCGGGCTGTTCACCCCGGTCGTCTCATCGACCAGCCAGCCGAGCGGCGGATTGTCGAACAGATCGACCCATTCCAGCCCGGTCGGATCGTAGTTGCAGGAAACGATGATGTCCTGCGGATAACCGGGAGCGATGGCCATGGCGGTAATCTCCTCAATCGCAATGGATATGACCGCGTGCGAGGCGCTTTGCAAACAGGGGCGGATTCGTCCATTTTCGCGGATTTGACCCATTTTTGGCAAAAATGGCGGTTTTCCTGGGTTTTCAGGGGGTGATTTTGGGGCTATTGGGTATATGGGTTCCCCGCCCGGTGGACGGCCCCATCGTTACGTTTTTGTATGGAGGGGGCCAAACCCACGCATTTCCGCCGTTTTTTGAGGTATCGCAGCCGGAATGTTCCGCATTGTGACGGCCAAACCCACGGATTCCCGCCGTTTTCGCCTTAGCGTTCAGGCGGTATGGTGACCCATGGGCAGCGGTGCCGCGGGTGCCATCCCCAGGATTCCCGCCGTTTATGACGCCGCCGGCCCAACGCCGGCCGGCTCCCCTGCCCTCGGTGACCCTGCCCGGTGCCCTCGGTGCCCTGTCATGCCCTGTCATGCCCTGCCCGGTGCCCTC